AAGGCTTGGTGATTTATATTACAAGGCAGAGGCGGTTATGCGCAGGGCTGCCAACAGGGCGGCCACACATACGGTAAAAGTTATGAGACAGGAGACAAACAAAAGGTATCGCATTTCCAAAAGTACCGTGCATGGCGCCACAAAAGTATACAGGGCAAGCGCATCTTTGCCGTTTGCCAGTGTTGTGGTGAAAGGAAGCCATCTGGGGCTGGAAGAATACTATGTCGGTCCTTTCCGCCCGGTAGAGGGGAAAAAAAGCAGCAGTAAGAAAAAAACGGGAAAGGGAAGGCATGGAAAAAACAGCCGTAAGAAAAAAACGGGAAGGGAAAGGCGTGGAAAATACAGCCCGGATACATATACAGCCCAGGTAATAAAGCATGGCGGCAAAAAGTATCTGGGTGGAAAACCGAAGCCCTTCGTTGCACAGATGCCTAATGGGCATATGGGGGTATTCCGGAGAAAGACAGATGAGGAAAAAAGAAAAAGCCGGAGAAGGAATAAGCGCAACACCATAGTCGGAGTATACGGCCCGGCTATCCCTCAAATAGTCAAGAATGCTGAAGTTATGCGTGCAGTGGATGAAGCGGCATATGAGAAGCTGCTGGAGCGTATAGAGCATGAAATAACTTATGAGCTGGAAAATGCAAAAAAAGCAGGAAAAGGGGTGGAATCATGACAGATATTGAACTTCAGAATGATATTGCGGATGATTTGAGGGAATTTCTTAAAAAGGATGGTATTATGATGCCGTTAGGAATGGATTTTTCCAAAATAAAAATTTACAAACAGGATTTGCCGTTAAAAGGTGATGAGGATGATGAGGAACTTAGGAATTATATCGTTGTTATGATTGGTGACCAAGAGTCGGATGATAGGGAGTGGAATGTTGAAATTCATTTTTCCATCTGTATTGAAGACAGGGACCATGACCATTCCGGCAACTTAAACGTGCTTTACCTGATGAATGAGATTTACACCCATTTCATCAAAAAGGGGATTGTGGGGAAGCACTGCAGTATGGAAAATGAAGCGAATAAAGTACTGAATTTGGAAACGCCATTTCCGTACTATGAAGGCGACTTAATAACAAACTGGAAGCTTCCGCTTCCAAACCAAGAAGGACTGGAGGATTTAGTATGACACAAAAAATGTACCTTGGCCCTACGGTGCCGGGACTGGTAAAGGAAAATGTGATTTTTAAGGATGAACTGCCGGAGGCGGTGAAAAAGCGTGCAGGGGCAGATAAAAACTTTTCCAGGCTGCTTGTGCCCATGGAAAAAGTAATGGAAGCAAGGCAGCAGTTACAGAGGGAAGGTTCTGTGCTGTCTGTCGCATATGAGAAGGTAAATAGAGGTTTATAAGCCTGACAGCAGGCAGAAAGGAAGGCAGTAATGAGCAAATATAAACATGGAATGGCGACAGCACGCAAAAAGACGGCGGCACAAAAACCGGATTTGTGCGCCAGCCTGACGCAGTGCGTTATTGGAACGGCGCCAATTAATACACTGGAGAATCCGTACCATGCAACCAATGTGCCGATTCTGATTACAGAAAAGGAGGAAGCAAGGTATATGGTGGGGTATACCAGCGAAATAGAACGGTATACCATTATGCATAGCATATATGCTTCTTTTGATAAACACAATGTAGCGCCAATTACTGTTATCAATGTTTTGGACCCAGCAAACCCAAGGCATATTGAGGCGGTGGCAGATAAGGAATTGCAGCTTGTCAAGGGCATGGCTACGGTGGAGGACACCGGAATCCTTTTAGATAAAGTGTCGGTTTCGGATGATTCCAACACATACCTGAGGGATTCAGATTATATAGTTTCTTTTGATTCCAGCGGCTATCTTGTGATTGCGGCAACGGAAGACGGGGCGCTATACAATAAAGACAGCATCCGCGTGGCATATACGAAAATCAACCCGGACGGTGTTACGGAAGAGGATATCATAGGCGGGGTGGACAAGAACAGGATTAAGACAGGGGTGGAGCTGTTAGATAATGTTTACCCTGAGACGGGCGTGTTCCCGGGAATTGTGGTTGCTCCGGTATATAGCAAAAGCCCGTCTGTTGCGGTCGCGTTAGAGACAAAAGTCCAGAAAATGTTTGGGATGTTTAATGGAATTGCTTTTCTGGATTTAGATGCGACGGAAGAGGGGGCTACGGACTTTTATCAGGCAAAGGAGGTTAAGGAGAAAAATGTGCCTTCTTCGAGATGGGTTGCTTCCTTCTGGCCAATGGTAAAGTCAGACGGCTATGTACTGTCTTTTTCTGCCTTTGCCGCAGCACTGCTCCAGTCGGCGGCGGCAGCAAACAAAAATATCCCGTCGGAATCAATTGATAACCTGGATTTACTGATTGATGGAATCTGTACGGCAGACGGTAAGCAGGTCATTATGATTCAGGATGATATTAATGATTACCTGAATGCAAATGGCATCGTGGGTGCCTTAAAGCTTCCTACATGGAAGGCATGGGGAAATAATACGGCGGCTTATCCAAAATCAGAAGACCCGATTGACCGGTGGATTAACGGGGTGATTATGTTGAATTACCTGGAAAATAAGTTTAAGAGCGGCTATCTTTCAAAGATTGGCAGGAATTGTTCTTATAAGCTGGTGCAGAGTATCGTAACGGAATTTAATATGACGCTTAATTCGCTGACCCCGGATTATATTGCAGGGGGCCTTATTGTCTTTGACCGTGAGGATAATCCGATGGCAGATATCCAAAAAGGCCATTTGAAGTTCAGGACAAGATATGCGGCTTATGCACCGACAGAATATATTGAAAATGAATTCGCATATGATGTATCTATTTTGGAAGCAGCATTTGAAGGAGGTAGTGATGAGTAAGATTGCAGAGAAACTTAACCTGTTCAATGCCTATCTTGGCAGTGTCGACGTTGCAAACAAGCTGATTGGGGTAACGGATGAATTAACCCTTCCTGATTTTGAAAATATGTCGGAAACCATTTCCCTTGCCGGCATGGCAGGTGAGGTGGATTCCCCTTCGCCAGGGCAGTTTAAAAGCACGCAGATTGAAATTACGTTCAGCAATATTTCGGCGGAATCCTTAAAGGCGGCGGCAGATGACAGTAAAACCATTATTCTGCGGGCAGCGCAGGAACAGGTTGACACGGAAAGCTTAAGCAAGTCGCCAATTGGGCGCGCTATATCCATAAAGGGAATGACAAAATCCATAAATTACGGAAAGCTTAAAAAGGGCGGTTACGGCAATCCATCCATTAAGAAGGAAGTAATTTATTACAAAGAGGAATACGACGGTGAGACAATTACGGAAATTGATAAATTTAATACTATCTGTATTATTAATGGAAAAAATATTTTGCAGGATGTGGCAAGCCTTATATAGGTTTGCCATTATTCATGATAAGAATGGAGGGTTTGCATGAGCAATGATGTAAAAGTGGAAGAGACTACATGGGATGAGGTAAGGGAAAGGGCGGACCTTTTGGCGGCTGCGGATGAGGTGGCAAGCGGAAGCAGGGATAAAACGGAGGAAGAGACGGAAGAGGAAATGGAAGGATTTACTTATGAGGTAATCTTTGATAAGGAATATGAGTTTGACAATGGGGACGGACGGAAAAAGTATAAGTCTATTGATTTATCGGGGCTGGTAGACCTGACAACGGTGGATGGGGAAGTCTTTGACAGGATTTTACTTAAACTGCGGCATGCCCCGGCAAACAAATTCACGGATACGACCTATACGAAACATGTTGCCATGAGGGTAACAGGGCTTCCGGCAGAGTTTTTTAATATGCTAAGCATACGTGATATGCAGAAAGTGACGGCAACGGTGTATATCTATTTTTTACGCGAGTAGGTGTCGGGGATGATTGGGCGGAGCATTTTTCAAAAATCGCAGTCCGCCTTGCAATCAGAACGGGCACTGGAATTGATTATTTTAAAAATTTGACATTGCATGATTTCCTGAATGTGGCGCATGAGATTATAGAAGCGCTCCAAGAAGGAAAGGAAGGGGGTGGCTGATGGCATCAAGACAACAATATATGCTGGAAATCCTGCTTGGCGCAAAAACAGCATCAAGTTACCAAAGCAGTATTAGAAATGCACAGAAGGGCATCCAGTCCTTGTCGTCCAGCGCGAAGAAAGCTGCGGCAATGATTACGGGTGCCTTTGCTGCTGTAAATGTAACAGGGGCTATTCAGGATGCCGTCGGGGTATACTCTGGCTTTGAACAGGAGTTAGCAAGCTCGGCGGCAATTGCAAATGCAACGGAAGCAGAACAGAGAAAAATGGAGCAGGCTTCCAGGGATGCCGGAAAGGCGACCACAAAGACAGCCCAGGAAAGTGCAAGTGCGCTTGGATATATGGCACTTGCAGGATGGGATGTTAATGAATCGACACAAAGCCTGATGCCGATATTAAAGACATCTGTAGCTACTAACCTTGATTTAGCCACTACCAGTGATTTGGTTACGGATTCCATGAGTGCATTAAAGCTTAATGTTAAGGAACTTCCAAAGTATCTTGACATGGTGGTGCAGGAAAATAATTCGGCGAATACCACAAGCGAGCAGTTGATGCGCGCATTTATTCAGACGGGCGGTGCGGCAAGGGCGCTTAAAATTGATGCGCAGGACACAGGCGTGGCGCTCGGAATCCTGGCAAATAACGGTACCAAGGCAGAAGTAGGCGGGCGCGCCATGAATTCTATGCTGACAAGGATTGCCAGCAATAAAACAGCTTTGGATGAAATGGCTGCTTTAAAAATCAAATTGTTTGAAAAGGGTGAATTCGTCGGATTGGAGGAAGCCCTGAAAAGGATTAACAAAGGGATTGCCGGGCTGTCTACAGAGAAGAGGGCAAAATCCTTAAAAAATATTGCGGGGACGGAATATTACAGTAAGATGAAATACCTCTTAGACGGCGTAAAGGAAGGCGCAAAAGGGTCAGCGAGTGAATGGGATAAGCTGGAAAAGAAGCTTAAGAATTCCGAAGGTTCACTTGATAAGATGTACGGCAAGATGACAGATACCATGTCAGGGGCTACCGAGACTATGAAATCTGCGCTTGATGATGCAAAAATCAGCTTTGCAGACGCTTTTGACGGAGAACTGGTAGAGGTAATCAAAGGGTTTGGTTCCGGGTTTAACAGCATATCAGACAGTATCAGTGAATTTGCAAGCGAGAATGAGGTGGAAATACACCAAACCTTTGAGGAGATAAAGGAGGATGTTCTGTCCGCCGGTGAAAAAATCATGGATTTTGGCGGCTTTGTAGCAGATAACTTTGATGCGATTTCTTCCGGAATTACCGGGATAGGCATTGCAATGGGCACATACAAGATTGGAAAAGGATTTGCGGATATCGCCTCCTCTCTGCATATGGTGGCAATGTCACCGGTAGGCATTCTTGCCGGGGCAGGGGCGGTAATTGCAGGAGTAGGTGCGTATGCCGTGAAGTCGCATAAAAATATGGTCAAGGCAAATTTGGAGGAACATTTTGGAGACATATCATTGTCTTTGGAAGATTTAGATGAGATTGCAAAGGATATCGTCGGAAGGAAGGACTTGACAAATATTTCCAAAATGTTAGAGTCTATAGGTAAGACGGATGAATCCCTTGAAGATATGGCGGAGAGCCTTTCCACCATGGAAAAAATCAACTGGAAGGTAGAAGCAGGGTTTACGATTGATAAGGACGATAAGGAAACTTATACGCAGGAAATCAAGGATTACATGAAAGCGGCACAGCAAACCTTGGACAACCAGGGGTATACCGTCCATGTTGCAACGGACTTCCTGCTTGGAAAGAATTCTTCTATCGGTGCTGAAAATGATGCATTTTACAGTGGGCTGGATAAAAAGCTTCGGGGGCTGAAGAAACAGTTGAAGAAAAGGATTAACGAGGCTGTAAAAAAAGGCGTGAGCATTGAGAAAGATGAAGTAGCACAACAATTAATCAAGGATATTGGCGATATTACTGATTTAGCAGCAAAGGCGGAGAGCAAAACAGAATGGCAGAAAATTGACCTAAAATATTCTGGCAGGGATTTAACTGCCGCAGATTTCAAGCAGCTTACAAAGGATATACAGAAGTATGAACAGCAGGAAGTAGACACCGCGGAAACTGCATGGGAATCTGCTATGAATAATTTAAATATCCGATTAGAAACAGAGGATGTTACTAAGACAGAGTATGAGACCAAGGCTAACGAGTATAAACAGGCCTATTTCAATAAGAAGGCCAAAGCTATGCAAAGAGGTTCGGGGTATTTTCTAAAGAGCATTATGGACACAACATATGGTGAAGAAATTATGCCGGCTATGGGGAACTTTCAGAAAAATATGCGGTCTTATCTGGAAAAGGAATTAAAAGACGGCGTCAGCGCTTCCAGCATGGGTGATGTCCTTAACGAGGCGATTCAATATGCAAAGTCCGAAGCTGACATAGCCCCTACGACAGAAGAAGCACTTATGGAATTATATGAAAGCGGACTTAGCGGAACTCTGGATGATATGCGGGAACTGCAAAATACAGTCAAGAATCTGGATGTGGATGATATTAATTTGCCGGACGACTTTTCCGACATGGTAACCAAGATAAAAACGCTGGAGGCACTTATTAATACATCCGACAATCCAGAAATAACAGGCACTGATTTACCGACCTGGAATAACCAGAATGCTGTAGACCTTTTAGGGGATGCGGTTGCTTCTGACGCGGAAATGGCAGCGCTGGTTTTAGCAGGCAATAAAGCAGGTGCAGCGTATCCAGATAGCATTATAGAGACGTTGAAAGAGAAGCAGCCAGATGTAGAAAAAGCAGTAAAAGATATTATGGAGAATTTGCGGACTACTGCGGAAAATGGAGGGATGCTCGATTTAGGGAACATTGTAATCAATACGAACATTGCCAGTAGTGCTTTAAAGTCCCAAAAGAAACCTTTGACTAAATCCAGGTCGGTTCCGCCGGCGTTACTTAACCGTTCCGCACCAAGGCTTTATAAAAATGCCAGGGGCGGCATTTACCAAAACCCTATCCTTACCACCTTTGCAGAGATGGGACCGGAAGCAGCAATTCCGTTGGACGGTACCAACAGGGCAAAGGCTCTATGGCAGCAGGCGGGGCAGATGCTTGGAATGGAGCCGGCAGAGGACAGGAAATTGTATCATACGCTGTCATCGCCAAACAAAGACAGGGAAATATACAATAGCTTAGTTAAAATGGTTCCATTACCGCCTGCCTCACCAAGCGGCGCACCAAATATACAGATTACATATGCACCTGTTATTGAAATAAAAGGAAATGCGGACGAGAGGGCTTTGGCAGAAGCCAGTAAAAAGAGCCAGGAAGATTTTTCCGGGCTAATTGACAGATACTTTCACTCAAATAACAGGGTGCAATTTAACGGATAGGGGGTTCATATGGGTGGCTGCATATACCGGACAAAGCAGGGGGATATGTGGGACTATATCGCATGGCTCATTTATGGGGATGAATCATATGTTTCGACACTATACCGCGCAAATCCGAAATATTTTGATGTTTATCTGTTTGCTGATGGCTGCGAAATATATTGTCCTGAAATTGCAGCTTCGGATGAGGAGGATGAAAACATTCCAGACTGGAGAGATAATGAGAATTTAGAGGAGGAGTTACCTGACGATTCCGGGGAGGCAGGGGAAGATGGCGAAGATAACGAGAACATCTATTAACAGCAGGAAAAGCACGATTATCTTAAAGTATAATGAAAAAAACGCTACAGAAAAGATTACTAATGATTTGGAGAATTTTTCCTGGACGGATTGCGCATCCGGTGAAGCGGATACGGTTTCCATTACCCTGAATAATAAAAGTTTAAAGTGGCTAAAGGGGCCATGGTTTCCGCAGAGCACGGATTATATTAAGATGAGTATCCGTGTGGAACATTGGAGATGGCAGAAAGATAACCGTACAGCATATTGCGGTAAATTTGCGGTAGACGAACTGGAGGCAGGGGGTTTCCCTAATACAATAACGATAAGGGGGATTAGTGTTCCGATTCATACCGGGTTTAATGTTACACAGCGGAATAAAATCTATAAAAAGACATCGCTTCGGGCTATTTTGGCGGAGATTGCAAAGCGTGCAGGTATCAGCCTTGCTTTTTCGGCGGATAACCATAAGATTGATGAGATATCACAGGAGGGGAAAACGGATATGGAGTTCGCTTTCTCTTTGTGCAGTGATTATGATTTGAGCATGAAAGTGTATAATGGGAAGCTTGTTGTTTATGACCAGACAGATTATGAGAGGCGGAAGAAAAGTTTTACCCTGGATAGAAGTGATTTGGGAGAGAGTGGGGCATATCGCTTTATGAGGTCTGTGACCAAAGCATATGACGGGGTAAAACTGCAGTATCAGAATAAGAATGGGAAAAATATTACATACCGTTATGTAGTGCCTGGAAAGAAGGGAAACCGCATTCTTTTTTTGTCTGCTTCTGCAGAATCGCATGGAGATGCAGAGAAAAAGGCTAAGGCAAAGCTGGCCGCCAATTTACGTCAGACTATTACTGCAACATTCAAATTGATGGGCGACCCAAGATTTCAGGCGTGTATGGTGTTTGAACTGACGGGATTCGGTAAGTTTGATGGCAGGTATTTTATTGACAAGGCTGTTCATGAGAAGAGCGGCGGTTATTTTACTACAATCCAGTGCCACCGTTGTGTAACAAATATCAAATAAGGCTGGGGGATTTATATGGGAAATAAACCGATTATGGTAGGAAGAATTTCTTCTGTCAATTACAAGAAAGGATACGCAGATGTGGTTCTGCCGGACGAAGAGGATGTGGTAAAGACGGATTTGCCGTTTTTTTCCAGCGAATACCGTATGCCAAAAGTCGGTGAACTTGTTGTTGTCCTCTTTCAAAAATATCAGAACAGGGACCAGGGCTATATCCTTGGCCCTATTTTTAATGAAGAGTACCTGCCGGAATTTAAAGGGAAAAATAATTATTTTAAGCGCCTGTCAAAACGTGTTTACATAAAATATGATGATGAAACGGGCGTACTTACAATTAAAGCTCCTAAAATAAAACTGGTACAGGAGGATTAAGCATTGGGACATGTGGGGCATTTTGGAAAACTGGATTTTTATGTCAGGACAAAAAATGGGAAACCGAAAATACAGTCTTTTGACAGTATGAAATGGAATACTTCCATAAATGTGGAGGAGCATAAAAGACAGGGGAAAAAGCCGTTTTTAGAAGTAACAGGAAAGAATGCGGATGAAATAACGATGGAAATTTATTTTATGGCGCAGTATGGGGTTAATCCATGGCAAAAGCTTCTGCTTTTAAGAAAATATAATTTAGAAAGCAAGGTGTTTCCGCTTGGAATTGGAGGAAGGCGGGTTGGAAGCTATAAGTGGCTGATTACCAGCATATCAAACAATTTGAAAACCTTTTATAAAAACGGAAAAGTTACAGAGGTAATGGTGAGCGTTACTTTTAAAGAATATCCCTATAAGAAAGGGAATGCAGGGAAAAAGAAGACGGTAAAATCTTCAAAAAAGAATGGTTCTTTAAAAGGGGAACTCGCCTCATCTTCTGCCAATACAAAAAAGAAAAACAAGAAGCTTTACACCCGGTATGTGATAAAAGAAGGGGATACATTGTGGGCACTTGCAAAGAAACATTATGGAAGCGGTGCAAAATATTCTAAAATCTTTAACGCAAATAAGAAAAAGGCAAAAGGATTTGATGTGATTTCAGACCCTAATAAATTAACAAAAGGATGGATAATTAAAATTCCACAATAGGGTTTTGGCACAGAAAGGGAGGCAGAAGTGATTCAATATACAGGAAACAGTAAGGAGGCTGCGGATATTGTTGAATGTGTGGATGCTATCCTGTCTACGCCGTATGGGGCTATGCCATATATGCGTTCCATGGGGATTACCTCTGATGTTTTGGCAGCAAATTCTACTGAATCGGAGGGTGAATATTTTAATCAGGCAATTGACCAGGTAGAGGCTTGGGAAGACAGGGCAGCAGTAAGCGAGATTACAATGAGCAGTATGGATGGAATAATGATACCAAAGGTGGTGATTGAGGATGGCGAACAGCATTGAGGATTTGGAAGCCTTGCCGGATATTAATTTGCTTGAAGATGAAGGAATTACATTAGAGGGAATTCAGGAGGAAATGATTTCTGATTATCAGGAAGCGTATAAGCAGTATACAGGGGAAGATGTTACTTTATACCCAGCGAATCCGAAACGGCTGGAAATGAATGTAATAGCCGGGCAGATATACCAGGTATATGAGTTTGCATCATATCTTTTTAACCAGAATTTTATCCGGTATATGGAGGATGATGTTCTTTGGAACTGGGGGGCTAATTTGGGATTTGCAGGAAGCAATTTGCGCGCTGCAGTCTGTACTTTGGAATTTGGCCTGAATGAAGCGCTGGAATATGATGTAACAATTCCTGCCGGAACCAGGGCAACGGCAGGGGATGATGTATTTTTTGCAACTAATGAAGCGTGCACGATTGCTGCAGGGGAAACTTCTGCTACAGCACAGGCTTCCTGCACAGAAAAAGGAAGCAGGGGAAATGATTATGTGGTTGGGCAGATTAATCTTTTGGCAGATTCCGTAGTGAATGTATCTTATGTGAAAAATATAGATAATTCGGCAGGCGGGGGAGATGAATATAGTGGAGATGAACTGAGGGAAAAAGTATTTTTGTTTCCGTCCACATATTCCGTTGCCGGCCCGGAAGATGCATATGTTTTTTATACGAAACTTTTTGATAAAAACATTATTGCGGTAAATGTTGTGACAGATAAGGAGAATGCAACGGTAGAAATATACATAATGCTTTCGGATGGGGAAGTTCCAAATGAAATGTACTGTAAAAAGGTACTGGATTATCTGATTAATTTAAAGAGATTCCCTGATACAGATAAGGTGTCGGTGTATGCGCCGGAAGTTATTCCGTATGAGCTGGAAGCCACGTATTATATTAGTACTTCTAATAAAGATACAGAAAAAACTATTCAGGAATCCGTGGAAGAATCTGCGGAGGCATATATCAGAAACCAGTATGAAAACCTCGGATTTGACATTAACCCAGATATTTTTAAAGAATATGCGAGAGTTGCAGGGGCTAAGAGGACAGTAGTTGTTTCCCCTGTCTATAAAAGGCTGGAAGAGAACCAAATAGCAATCTGCACGAATGCTACACTGAAATATGGAGGATTGGAGGATAATTAGGTGAAAAAATTAGGGGAAAAGGAGGCAACCTTTCTGTCGCTTCCACCCAATTTCCAGACTGTGGAAAACAGGGCATTCGGCTATGCTGTTGACCGACAGATGAAAAAACTAATGAAGTTTGTGAAAAAGGTTTCTGTATGGTCAAATCTGGATAACGTGGATGCGAAATATTATGACTTCCTTGCGGCATCTTTGCGCGCTCCGTATTATTCTTCTGCGTATGATGATGAAACCCGGCTGGAGATTTTAAAGAAGACGCTGCAGACGTATATGTTTGCCGGAACCGTTTTGGCAGAAGAGGAATTACTGAAAAAGATTTTCTCGGACGCACAGTTTGTTCCGTGGTACAAGTACGGCGGGCTTCCTTTTCATTTTAAAATCGTTATGCCTACGGAACCTTCGGAGGAAATGATTCAAAAGTTCCTTGTTATCCTGCGCAGGGTGAAAGCGCAGAGAAGTATCATAGATGGAATTGATACAAAGACGTATACGGTTGACTTAAGGGCATATGCTGCTTTAGGGATAACCGGAACGGAAAGATTGGAGGGAGTGGATGACAAATTTTGAAAAATGCAGGCTGACGGATGCAGGGATTTCTTTTTTATCCAAAAGCGGGATTACAATTGACTTTACGCGGATTGAAACAGGATGTGGTCAGTATTCGGCAGATGAAGATATCAGTTTGATGGCTTCATTAAAAGATAAGGTACAGGACATTAAAATTAGCAACGTCTACAGGGAAAGTGATTCTGTTGTCAGCATAGAATTTGTAATTACAAACAAAGACCTTATTGCGCCATATCTTTTCACAGAGATTGGGATATATGCAAATGACCCGGAAAAAGGGGAAGTCCTGTATGCGGTATGTTTCGCCTTGCCGGATGATGCAGAAAAGATAAAGGAATACAATGGGATATTTGTTTCTACGCTAAGAATCAACCTAAGGGTACAGGTATCTCCTGACAGCACCGTTATTAATTATTCCGGTGGGGAAGAGTTGGTAGTCATTGATAATGAATTATCAGAAAAAAGCAGGAATCCTCTGGCAAACAGGAGGATAACAGAAGAATTCAGGAAATGCGCAAGGGGTCCCGGACTGGAATTTAGTGTTGTGGATGGAATCCTTAATGTAACCTATGATGACGGCAGATAGGAAGGAGATAATTATGGAACAGACCATACAGATAG